ATCGCTTGGGTCCGGCACGGAGTATGAGCCTGCCGTTGCGGGGAACATAGTTGGAGGATGCGCTCAGGTCCGGTGGGCGGCGAACAACCAGACCGATGTGGAGGAGCCCTTCTGGTACGCGCTGCTCGGGATCGCCGCCTTCTGTGACGACCCGGAAGGCACCGCCGTTGCGTGGTCAGACCAGCACCCGGGCTACGACTACCCCAAGACCATCCTGAAGATCGAGCAGTGGCGTGGCCGGGCGACAGGCCCAACCACCTGTGCCAAGTTCAAGGACCTGCGCGAGAGCGGCTGCAAGAAGTGTCCCTACGCTGGCAAGATCACCACGCCCTGTCAGATCGGCCGCAAGATGGCCGAGGCCGAGGGCCCCGCTGCAGACGTCATCGACGTCGTCGCCAATGAAGTCCCGCTGCCGCAAGGGTTCAAGCGCACCAAGGCCGGTGGCCTTGCCCAGACCATCGACGAGACCGACATCGAGGTCGTGCCCTTCGATCTGTACCCTGTGAGCTACGGCAAGGACGAGGCTCTGGGCTACGAGGTGGTGCGGTTCCACTGGAAGCGGCCGCACAAGGGGTGGCAGGAGATCAAGTTTCGCCAAGCCTACCTCGCCGACGGGAACCGGGAGTTCCCTACTGCCATCGCTGACCAAGGGATCGTACTCCCGTTCAAAGGTCTGACCGAAAGGTTTCAGTACATGCTGCGTGCATACATGGATGAGCTCCGCAAACTCCGGACTACCACCAACCTCTACACCTCGCTCGGGTGGAAGGAGGAGGACACGCTGTTCGTCATAGGCGACAAGCAGGTCAGGAAGGACGAAGCCGGACAAGTCGTGGTGGAGGATGTGGTCCTCTCCTCGGCAGTCCAGCGGGTCAGCACAGGGATGTATGGCACCAAGGGCACCCACGAGAAGTGGCTCAAGGTCACCAAGCTGATGGAGTTGGCCGGACTCAACGCCCACATCTTCGCCATGGGTGTGTCCATGTCGGCCCCGCTCTACAACTTCACCGGCCTGAAGGGTGGCGTGCTCTCGCTCTACGGCCCGACGGGCAGCGGCAAGTCACTGGCCCAGCTGGCCATGCAGTCAGTGTGGGGCAACCCAGTCGAGTTGCACTTCCAGTCCAAGTACACACAGAACGCCCTGTTCACCCGACTGTCGTTCTACAACAACCTCCCCATGACCATCGACGAGACGACCATGATGCCCGACAAGGAGGTCGGCGACTTCATCTACGGCGTGACGCAGGGCCGGGACAAGAGTCGCCTCAACGCCCGCGTCGAGGAGCGTGATCCGCGCACATGGGCAGCACCTGTGACCCTCTCCACCAACCGCCCCATGAGCGGCAAACTGCTGTCGGCGACCTTCGAGACTGACGCCCAGATGGCGCGGATGTTGGAGCTGTCGCTGGAGAGCGCGGACATCTTCACCAAGAGCACCGATGTTGGGCGCAAGTTCTACGATACGGTGACCCGCAACTATGGCCACGTCGGCCTGCTGATCCTGCAGTGGCTGGTGGAGCTGGGCGCGGCCGCGACCGAGAAGCTGATCGCCGACCACATGGTTGCCTTCGAGAAGAAGTACAAGGTCAGGTTCAGCGGGGAGGAGCGGTACTGGGAGGTCATGGTTGTGCTGGCTGATCTGATGAACAAGGTCGCCAAGGAGCGTGGGTGGGTCACCTACGACTACGTCCCCGCCACAAACTACGCGCTGGAGCAGGCTGGCATGACCCGCCGCAGCATCAGCGCATCCAAGATCGACGAGTTCGATCTCCTCGGTGAGTACCTCAACGAGATGCGGGCAGCGACCGTCATCGTGTCACACGTGGATGGCAGTGACCTGCCCATCTATGACGCACTCAGGCTGCCACGGGCGGAGGTGCGCGTGCGCTTCGACCTGTACCGCAAGACCCTCAACGCCAAGAACGACCGTGGCATCCTGCTGCTCGACAGGGCGCACCTGCGCAAGTGGATGGCAAGCCGGGGCGGCGACTGGAAGAAGTTCGGCGACACCCTTGTGACGGACAACATCGACGCAACACCGGCATCCAAGAAGGCCATCCTCGGCCGTGGCATCCCAGAGCTCAGGTTACCACAGACCTATGTGCTGGGGATTAACATCGCCCACGACCGACTCCGCACCCTCTTGGAGAACGAGGATGCTCGGCCGGAGGCGATGACGCTGGGCCAGTTGCGCTCAGTTAATTGACCGACATGAGTTCCATCATGTTCCGCAGATCACGCTCGGCGGCATCGGGGGCGGACCGTAGCGTCCGCTCCATGACTGGGCGCCGCGCCTCCTTGAGGGCACGTTGGGAGTTCTTGACGAAGTCCCTGATCTCCAGACCAGTGCCCTTGGACCCTGCGTTCCACGTGGCGACTTCCTGTTCTATCTCACGCGCTCGCGCCCTGTCGCCCTCCATCATGGCCCTGATCCATCCAACCCTATAGGCTGTGGTCTGCTCTCGCTGGAAGTCGGTTATGCGCTTGGCCATGCCGATCATCTCGTACTCACGGGAGGGAGCGACTGGGTAGAACCCTAGTACTCGGGCCAGTACGATGCCGGCGTTCATGTCTGGCGAGACGACGTAGCCCCGACGGTCGACGACCGCGCCGTTCTGTATGTAGGTGTAGACGTCACCTGCCGCCCGCATCATGGTGACCGGAGACTCGCGGAGTACGTCTTGTGCATCCACAGTGGCGGTGAATGGAGCCGAGATTGCGGCTTTGGCGAAGGTTCCCGTAGCACCAATCATTCCTGCAGCGGGACCAAAAATTTCCATAGCGGACCGCCATGGATCGGCCCCGGCAATAAGAGCACCTGAACCCGGCAGCAAGTCGCCGAGCGAGGTCTTAGCGGCCACGTCGCCGGGCACGAACTGGTTGACAAGTCCCTGCATAAGGACGGGCGACATCCCGGGGAACACACTGTCCAGCATCTGTGCTGACTCGTAGCGGGCACCCTGCCACCCCGGAATCTTCAGGGTCTGCGCGATGGTGTCGATGACATCTTCGAGGTCTTCTGCGAAGGGCAGGCCTTGCAGACCAGTCAGAATCCAAAGTGACCCCAGCATGAACAACTGCCCCTTCCGGTCCATGTTGGACAGAAGTTGCACAGAAGTGGTGACGAATACCTTGTACATGTAGGCGAAGGACTGGATGCCCGAGCGCCACGCAGGCGGACGGTTAAGGACAGCGTAGTCACCCAGTGTAAGGTCCAGTGCCTGCAACGAAAACTGTGTCGCTTGGTCGTGCGCCTCAGCCTCCGGCTTACCGGCTGCCAATTTGCGCGCGTATTCAAGTCGGTATGCCGCGAGACCTGCAGTCTGTCGCGACGCGCGCTCAAACGAGTTAAACGTCCACATCCACGCGTCGACAGCCTTCTGGGTGGCCCCCCGGGTGACCCGTCCCCGGGCCGTACCGACCAGCGAGTTGGTCTGAGCAGGTGTCAACTTACCGCCGAGGATGCCGTCCTTAAGGAACTGTGCCTCTCTGGCGGACAGCCCAAATTGCTTCTGGAGTTTGTCGCTGGTCTCCACCTCGGCGAAGAACTCGGCAGTATCGAACCGACCATCGACAATGCTGCGCCCGCCCACTTGTACGGCAGCACGGACCATCTCCCTGTGGACGTTACCGAGGCCGAAGCCACCACCAAATGCCGTCTTGCTGTTGTACGAGGCGAGGTAAGGTACGACGTTGGTCTCCAGTGCGACGAAGTTCATGGCCCCCGTTGCAACAGAGCCGCCAAGCTGCACCATGGAGGTTATCGCCCTTAGACTAGATACCCAAGGCTTTGCCCCGAAGTCGGACTCGTCGATGCTTTTGTTACCCTCGACAAACTCCATGGTCTTGGCGGCTTCGCCGTAGAACTGGTTGGCACGATTGGCCGGACCCCCACGGGTCTGCTTTACCATGTGCGCGTAGGCCTCGTAGATACGGCGTGCATCCACCTTGGCCTCGCGGGAGGCTGCAGGGTCTGCGTCCATAGCATCGGCGCGTTCCTTCAGGACCTCTGCCCAGTCACGCCCGGTGCGCGGGTCCTTGAGCTCCGCGTTCCACAACTCATTGGTCGACCGCATACTGCGGTCCATAAGCTCGGACCTGCGCACACGAGTGGCGATCTTGGCCACGGTAGATGCACGGCTCTCGATGTGGCGGGACGCGGCCATGATTACGTCCGGGTCTGCCCCGGGTGTAAAGGCCCGCATCAGGCGGTTACGCGCTGCACTGTTCTGGCGGGTGAGCGCCACGACCAACTGTTCCAACTTCTGGGGGGTCAGATTGATGTCGAACTGGCGGATACCGCGAAGGAACTCGTTGAGGTTTAGGTCCGGAGGCGCGGCCACTGTCTCCAACGCAGTCTCGGGTACAGCCTGCAGCGTCACATTCCCGAGCACGTAGCCTTGCGCTGCGTCGCTGTAGTACATGACCTCGAACGGGGTGTTACCAAAGGCCTCGTTGGCCTTGCCTGACATCTCCACAGCCTCCGACAACGAGTCAAACTGGGAGTAGACCAGTTGCTCCCGGTAGGAGTCCTTGACCTGTACTGGCTTGCCGCCGACAAGGGCCACGACGCGCATCTGGAACCGCCCCTCCCGCAGGATAGGAACGTACCCGGTGAACAGCGTGCGCTTGGTGTAAGCGTCTGCGTCTTGGTTGGCGATCTCGGCAGTGATGATCTGCTTCACCTTGTCTTGCACTGCGAACTTGTCACCCTTGAGGGACAGGCGCTTCCGGAAGCCTTCGAGCTTGGCGATAAGGTCGTCTGCGGTCGGGGCGTCCATGGTAGCCGGAAGCTCCCGGCGCAGTCTCTTGGTATCTTTTCCGTCCTCCTGCAGCATAAACTTCCGTGGCTCCACGAGCAGCTTACGGAGATCACCGAAGCGGTCCGTCTCCTCCCCGATGAGTGCCATGTTCGTCATCCGCAGCACATCGTTGGCGTAGGTCTGGTAGTCAGAGTCGAGTTTGGCGCCGCCGGATTCGCTCACAGTGACGTCTGCGGTGTACAGGTTGCTGTACGTCTCGGCCACTGTCACAATCGCCGCCCGCTCATCTGCGGTCAGTTCGCCATCTGTAACCGATTGCGCCAACTTGCGGAACATGAGGTCCCGGTTGTCGATGAGGCTGCGGTAGTGCGCTTCCAGAAGTTCAAGTTCAATTCCATCCATGGCCTTGCGAATAGACTCGTAGCTACGCCATTCAGTGCTGGTTTCGGTTAGGCCCTCGACCCCCTCGAACCGCTCCTTCTTCTTGACGGTCTTGCCGCCTTCCTCGAACTCGACATTGTAATCGAATCCGTCGCGCATCTCCGCCAGAGTGCGGGTGCCGCTCTCCTTGAGGCGCTCGATCTCGGCGGTGTTGGGGACCAGCTTGTTGTTCTCGATCCGGAACAGCGGCACCCGGCCGAGGTCGCCATTGGCGGCAGCGTAATCAGAGACGCCGCGACGCAGGCCCGCCATGAGCATGTTGCTCACCGTACTCCGCTTGGCGTTGGAGATACCGCCAAGCTCGCCGTACACTGCGCGGCTGAGGGCCACCCGCATCATCTCGTTGTACTTTGTCTTGAGCGACATGGAGATGTCGCGGGCCTGCTTCAACGAGTCGTCAAATGCAGCGGACCCGGGGTTAATTCGCGCACGGTAGTTGGTAAGGCTGAGCACCTGAGCTTTGAACCGATCTAGCGCATCGATCGTGTTGATGCTGCGGGCCTTGATGAAGTTCCACGCTTCGCCGAAAGACTGCGGGGTCACACCCAGAGTGTCGCGTGTCAGTGCCACTTCGATGTTCACGTCACGCAGGGACTTGCCGGTTGAGAACCGACCGGTATCGCCTGAGGTCTCCACGTTGTGCAGGCGCTGACCCACGGACTGTGCATCGAAGGTGACCCCCGTGCCATAGCGCACGTAGCGCCGAGACTGGTCGAGTAGGTAACGGGTCATCTCGTCGCCATACCGCACACCGAGCTTACTCAAGATGCCCTTGAGGGCGTTCCACACTCGGGCCACGAGGCTGGTGTCCAGCACAGCGGCGTAGTCAGAGAGGTATTCTTCCACAGCCTCGGCTCTGGAAAGACCGGGACGCGTAGCCATGGCTGCGTCGGCTGCCCGTGCTACGCGCTCGTCAAGATTGTACGCAGCCTCCATCAGGGCATCAAACTTGCCAGCAGGCATGACCGACCGCAGGCCGTAGTGGCCCAGTGCCTCGTGCGCGAGGACGAACCGGAGCTGCTGCTCAGTGCCAATGCGATCGGAGAAGATGATCACCTGCCCGTCACCAAAGGAATACCCCATGGCGGCTGCGGTATCGAAGTCACCCTGCGGGCGGGCTGCCACGGCGCGGGCGTAGAGCTTCGGGTTCTTGGCTTTGAGGTCAGCTTGGTTCCGAACTACGGTGACCGTCGGTTTGCGCGCCAGCTTTGTTACAAAGTTGCGCACCAGAAGCTGCACCCGGCCGGGTGCAATCGGGGTGATAGGCTTGCCGTCTAGGTCCACGACCCCGTCGATGGTGTTCCAGTCGGCGAGCGAGAACCCGCCAGACTTGATGAACTGAGTCCCCTGCGGGGTTCGGGCCGTGTTGGGGAGGTTGTTGGCTTTGGCATACGAGAGCAGAAGCGGCCCGCCTTCACCAAATGTGGCGTCCGGGGCTTCTCTGCGGACCAAGACAGCCAGTGCGCGGAAGTAGCCTTGCCAGTCTCCTTCGGGTGGTGTGCCCGAATTGACCGCCGTAATTAGGCTGGTCAAGTCTAGAACAGCGTCGTTTCCCCCCGTGAGGTCGGCCAACTTCCTCGCGGCATAGACTCCCTCAGCGATGGACAGCGCGGCCACACCTCTGGTCATGCTGTTTGCTTCGAGTACACCCCGCGCCAACTTCTTGAGTTCAGTTGGGGTGTCGGGGTGATCCGTGACGAAGAGCAAGTCCACTGCTGCATAGAGTTTGTCTCCCTGCATAGGCGCTGCTGGCGGCATCAATTTCTGTTCGAGGTCCGCGATGCCCTCCTTTATGCTGGCGTACGTCGAAAGCGACTCGCGTGCGGCCGCGGTCAGCGGCCTCGGCTTGCGTCCGCTCGGTTTGGGCGTCTCTGCGGTGGTCTGTACTTCGGGTGCGGGTTCGGGTGCCGCTTCCGGTGCCGGCTCAGGTTCAGCCACGGGTGCGGGTTCGGGTTCGGGCGTGGCTTCGGCTGTTACTTCGGGTGTGGGTGCGACCACTGGTGCCGCCTCCACCACGGGTGTGGGTTCAGTAACAACGGGTGCGAGTGTGACCACGGGCTCAGCCTGCGCCTTGCGCCCCCCGCCTTTCACGCCCGATGTGAGCGTCCCACTTCTGCGGCCGGGACCGGGACTTGTTGTTGGTCCCGTGTCGGCTGGCGAAGTAGTGTCAGGCGGAGTGGTGTCGGGCGGCGTCTGGAACGGTTCACCGAGTTTTCTAACAGCGTCGGCCTTGGTGTCTGCATACAGGTTTGCGCCTGTGTCGATGTTTACCCAGTCTGTCAGGCCCATATTTGTTGTCTTGGCGATGCGGACGAGGGACCCGTCAGGCAGCGCCACTTCGTGCATCGGAGGACCAGCCGGATCGTCGAAGTCCTTGTACGGCTTGCCCGCCACAGCGACTGCCTTTTTTGTCGTCCGTGCTTCTTCGAGCGCAACTGTCCTTGCACGCTCACGCGCTGTTTCCGCACCTTTGGCCTTAATGCTTTCGGCGGGCGCAGTAGCAGGCGCAGGACCAAACTTGAACCGACGCGCCTGCGCGTCAAAGTGCGCCTTGCGCTCCAAAACGAGCCGCTCCCACAACTTGCGCCCGTCAGCCTGCAGTGTGGGAGTCGACTGCAGGGTTATGCCACGTGCAGCGAGGTCGTCGCCAAGGGCGACATAGGCGTCGTAGCCCACCCCACGCCGGGCGCCTTTGTCGCGCTCCACGAATCCGACCTCCGCAGTGGTCCCGTCGACTGACAGCGCAAAATTCTTGAATGGTACGCGTTTCCCGTCCTCAACCACTTCGATGGTAGCCACGCCCGACTCGATGGCTTGATCGACTCCGGAAATTTGTAGTCCCGAAACTGCTGGCTCTACTGCCTCAGTCGGTGCCGCGGGGACAGCACGCTGGTTGCCACGTAGCAACAAAGCGCCCGGCCTTGCCTCCACCACAGGAGCCATCATGGATACTGTGGGTGCGACATTCATCCGCTGACGCTGGGTCAGTAGGGCTTGACCCATAGGGGTGCCGGCAGCCGGGGCAGGCTGCACGCGCTGGCTAGGAGCCAGTACAAGTGGACCACCACCCACGCGCTCGCTAGGGCGCAGCACCAGCGGAGGCTGCGAAGCGGCCGCAGCAGGTTCCGAGCCTTGCGTAGGCAACGGACGCGCCCGACGCGCGGCAAGATCAGGCATCCCAGCCGGCAGGTCAAGACGACGCTGGCCAGCGATTGGCATCTGTTCAGTCCGGGTGGCCGGGATCGTGGGTATCCCGCGCAAAAGCGACCCCATACCTGTCGGAATGTTTGGGGTGTATTCGAGTTGCGGCTGCGAGACAAACTCCTGCGCAGTCTGCGGCAGTCCTGTCAGGTCTGTACCAAACATGTTTGCGGACGGCTCGGTGTAGGCGAGCGCAGGCGCTGCCT